ACTTCGAAAGCGTCTGCCATGAAGGACAATGAAAGTTCAATCGTTTATCTGATTTACTGCGGAGGAGGAGGTTGTTCTCCTCCNTGTTGAGCTGCAGCCGCCTGTTGCTCTGCGGCAACTTCCTGTGGATCAGGTTCTTGATAGTCAAACTCAAGGAACTTATCATCAATTTGATCTCTCAATTGTGCTTTGTATCCTGCTTGCTTCATCTGCATCATGTTACGGATAGCCATCTCATCTCTGCGGAATCGCATGATTTCATCTTCTTCCTCGTGTGGGTTGAGTGTAATTGTCCATTCATCCACGCCAAATGCTTCTAGCAATAATGGGAATAGTTGCCTGTTGTATATTGATTGAGCATATGCCAAAGCCCTGTTTGTAACAACAATCTGCATACCTTCGTTGTTTAACCCACCACCAGATACATCATTCATGAATACATTTGATACACCATAGTATGCAGATATGCGTTGTCTAATGTCATCTTTGATAGGTATGTATTGCAGTTCCTCCAAAGTATCCATCATACGAACATACTCAAGACCGCCCCTGCCTGATTCAGTTTCAACGCCAATCGTTGGAACATAATTTGGATCACGCTCAAGATGTTCTTGGATATTACGAGCAGTTCTCTCAACAGTTTCCATGTTAGATGATTTAATCACCATGACACCACGAGGCATTCTCCTCTTCTGATATGCAGAATAAACATAGTTATCCATAGCAATGAGCGTATTTACCTGCCTCCACATAGTAGCAACAGGACTACGACCATACAGTTTGGATGGCGACCATTTGCTGATGTGTATGACTTCTCCCTCAGTATATACCTGGCCATTCCCAACACCTGCTAAGTTGATGTAATGAATAGGAACAACAGGCATACCAGACACAGGACATACTGCATCGGGGTCGCTTGTTCTGAATGAACGGTCAATCAAACTCGTATATTGTGATCCTCCTCTTATCCCCCTCTTGTCAGACAATATCCTCATGAATATGGGGTCTGCCCTGGATACTTCTCTTATTCTGAAGAACATAGGTTGCTTAGTAGCGGGGTCAATGAAATACTCCTTTGTCAGAACAAGATATGCATCATCAACAATATTGAGATCCATTTCTATCTCTCTAAGAACTTCAATGAAGTTTTGTGTCATCCTGTTGCCACCCTTTAGAACCGCATCGGCATACTCGATCTGCGATTTGTCGGCTTTGCGTACCTCCCCTCCGCATTCCTTGCAAGCATCAACTTCTTGGTGATACTCACTTTCACACTCTCTGCATTTGCATACAAACTTGGATTTCCATTCCCATCCCTTTCTGAATGTTTCAACGCATAAATGATTGAGGATGGATCTTAGAACCATGCACTCATATGCCGCAGCGTATAATGCAGGTATGGTAATTCCTTGCAATAAAGGCGGTTCTTGGACACCATCGGTAAATAGGGGCATGGATGGAATAGGAGTATTATGCCTCTCCATATCCATGCCAATAGCTGCAAACATTCTTTCCATTTTTTTGCTATCAACCAAGTGTCATCACCTCCTCTTTCATCTTGTCGAAGTCATCCACACTTATTTTGTGTTTCCTTAGCAATTTTGACCTTTCGGACATATCTAACGATTCATATGCCATTACCATGAGTGTAGGTTTATCGCCTCTCATAGCCTTCAACATAGTCAATGCCGAGGGGAATGTATCTTTTGATTTACCGTTGAAATGAGGTTCTGCTAACTCAAGTGCTTTCATTACAGTATCTTCGCCTTGCATAACCAATCCGATACCTCTTGCTTCCACACCAGGTAAGCCCATCTTCTGTAAGGCACTTGCATACCAGGGTGCAGTTGGTGCTTTGAAACTAATTTCCAATCTTGGGTATAATCTTGAGTCAAACTTGAATCTGCCACCGTTTTCAATCAAACCTGCCAAGAATCTGTCTGCGTCTTTGAGAACTATATCTCCCCTTCTAATGTCGTAAAACAATCCCCTTCCTTGAGATTTGCTCAATTGACCTATTGCAATTATATCAAACAAGAAACCATGAGATTTGATTAAAGAAGATATTTCAGCAGGGCTTGCTTGTACTCCATATGTCTTCAATGTCTGAGCGTTCAATGCCCCTCTATCCAATAAGACCTGTCTGCAATTCTTCAAAATTGCTCTTTCACGGTGCGACATTCGCTCAGACTTGTCAATGGTCATCCTCCAAATCCTTTCTGCATCCTTTCTGCCATCTTCAGTAGGATCACTAACCCATGTCTTCACAAATCTTCTAAATGGCAAATCCAAACGATTCTTGTTGTTATTCAAAGAGTCAAAATCAAGATCCGTCAGAGGTAAAGACTCATACAAATTAGGATTGACACCCGTAAATTGAGCAAGAATTGATTGCTTTTCTAACTTAAGCAATGGTTGTATTGCATCAAGAACCTTGTTTTCTCTAGCCTTGACCAATATCTCTGTTACCTCTCTTCCTGTCATTCCAAAGTTTTCTGGAAACCAATTCTTCATTTTAGCAAGAGGCACAGGAGGAGGTGCTTCCGAGTCAAGTTCAGTTCCAGGTTGGTCTGTGGGAGGAGTGCTATTGTCATTCTTCATTCCCGTAATCTCAGTACCCTCTCCTTCTTGAGTGGAGGGTTGGTCTTTTACCGCTTGTTCTTGTTCTGCATTTTTCTTCTCTGCTTCTGCTAATTCTGTTTCGGCCTGTGCTACTTCTTTCTGTTTGGCTTGTAGTTTATTCTTGATAGCATCAACACCCATTGATGCCGCAGCTCCGATTGCCTTTTTACCCGCAGGAGATGAAGCAATTGCTCCGGCTGCACGAAAAACGGCAGGTGCAATCTTCTCAACAGAATCAGTCAAATCATTTACCCCATGTACGGGTTCGAGGTATTTACGCATCCGCCCACCCCAACCTGTTACGCCACATCTCACCGTCTAGGATAATTATGTTTTCCCGATATTCCTTAGTCGCTTGTACCGAAAGTGCAAGGGCAATCACCATGTCGTCATGTGATCCAAGACTTTCCATCCTACCATTATCAAGCATGGTGAACATGGATAATTCATTCAACAAGGTATTCATATGCCTCTTTGTTGCACCTTCATCTTTGTAAGGTACGGCTAGATGTTTTCTTTCAAAGTGCAATTGCAATGTATGAATCAATGCCTCCTTTTTCATACGACTCATATTGAATGGTTTGATAGGCAGATCGCCAATCTCTTGAAGGACTTGATTGAAAGCCATAGCAAAATTGTTAGTTTCTAATTCAATTATAACGGGGTTGAACCTAGCATTCAATTCTATTATCTTGTCAATCTGTTGATTGAAATCCATGTTTTTCTCGTGATGAACATGGACTATCCTCTTGTGCCTATTCTCATCCATGCCAATTACCATCATACAAGTGTAATCCGCACTTCTGTTTGCACTTATTGCAGGGTCCCAACCAATGTAGTAGTTCAATTCCTCAGTTGGATCAGGATAGTAAGATAATGCAAGAGAATCATCTTTTACTCCTTCAAGCATTTCTTCTGGGAATAAACTCGCTTCACTTGCTATTGGCTTACATAGGTACTCACGAGTAAATGCAATAGATGTCATTTCACCCCTTCTAGTATTCAATGCCTCAAGATTCCACCTCTCCGGCCACAATGGTTCGCCTGTTGCTTCATTGATTGCAGGATATTCTTTCACACAATACCCGTCTAATCCTTTCAATTCAGAATATAGATCGGTATATGAGAACGGTGTTCCGACTACACACATTTGAGCCGTGTGGTGGAGAACGGGCAAAAGAGCAGTATAGAACCATGTAGATATGGATTTCAATTGAGTATCTGCTTCACTTGACAATATGTCATCCAGAACTACTATATCTGGGTGAGCACCACGAACCGCCTTTCCTATGGACATAGCTCGTATTGATGATTTATTTGTCATCTTGAATAATTGCTTTGCCCAACCTCTCTTTGGCTTAAGATGTGCAAGTGCAGGAGTTGTCATAATCAATTCATCCATCTTTGCCATATGGTCTATGGATTGGTGCTGACTGTGGCTAAAGAACAAAACTTCCGTACCAGGATTATATGCCATCTTCCATAGAAGATATACTCTAAAGAACACGGATTTGCCGTGATCTCTGCTTGCTATGACGCATACTTTGTTGTGTTTCTCTGCATTCTCATACCACTCTTTATGAAAATGTGCTAATTGAAATTGACATATGTCCTCAAAGAAGAAACGGAAATCTCTCCTTCCCATTTCCCAATCAACTTTGCTCGTTAATTCGAGCATTGCGTCATTAGTCACTCTTCCACCCCGATGGTAACAAACTCATGTCGTCACCACCTGGAGCATTCTTTGCGAACAAAGAAGCAGGTAGTAATGACAAGTCATCTCCTTCAACTACATCAAAACCAAGATCCGGCTTGCTTTCTTCTTGTGGTGGCTGGCTTTTGATGATTGGTGACATAGGCTCACTTACATTACGCCTTACCTTTACGGTTTCAAGATAGTTGGGATTGTGGAATGGGTTTGCAAACGGATCTTTGAGAACAAATTGCTTTCCAAATATATCGTCATACCTTTCTGCGGCAGAGGGAAAGTGATCCTCTAAATCTCCCATGCTATTGTAAAGGTGTACTCTTGCGGTTTCATCCCCCTCTTCGGCCAAATCCAACAATTCTGTTATCAAACTTGAATCAGTCATAGGAGTGATGTTTGGCAAATCATAAATGTCCTTTGGTATTTCTTCTATTTCAATATCTTCATCATTAGGTTCTGCTTCTTTGGGTAGTGTAGGGAGTTCTCCCCCTGTTTGCTCTAGTAAAGCCGCCAAAGCCTGTT